AATTGTCTCTTAACAGCACGGTCAGTTCCTTCATAATCACCAAAACCAGATTCTATTGCACCATTATCAAAGTCAATTGTATCTTTAAGATCGTCTTCAATCTTTAATACATTACTCCATACATTTGTTTGAACATCCATACTTGGATTAGGAGTAAATACGATAGACATTGTTCCAGCAGCTGAAACCCTACTTCCAATTGTTCCTAAACCAGCATTACCAGAATATACATCACCAAATTGAACATCATAACTTTCTTGTGCTTCATCTTCAACAAAATCATTAACACAAAGGAATTCAGACATTTGATATGCCTTATTAGTACAATCAGTAATCTGGACATAACAATAAGCAGCTTGATAATCGGGAGGATATTCTGCTATAACATTTTCAATTGGAGATGTTGTAGAACCAATACCAGTGCATCTAGACTCTAAAATAGAATGTTTCAATTCTACTGTTGATATTCCACTATATTCAGAAGATGCCATTCCAACTAACATAGTGTTAATAGCACCAGTTGTACCAATACCAACACCAGAATTTGGATAGAAGTCAAGTTTTAACAAATCATCCTCAATATATCCATGATAAGTTCCCATACCAGTACGAGAAACATATCCTTCAGTTATATTCGTCGATAATCGACCATATTCCATTACTTCAACATCTGTTCCATTATGAATAATATTAAATTGATTATATTCAAATTCTTCATAATTAATGTCGGGATTAATTGATACTATTACATGAGCAGATCTATAAGTACTTGCAATACCTACAATTGTTGTAGTTCCTATACCAACACCAATTGCTACACTTTCTGTATCTACAATAGAAGGACCAACAACAGTGCTACCAGTACTTAAAGCATTATCATCCAAATTAAAGGAAAGACTAGCAATCCAATAATCATTAACAGAGTATTTTACGGGATACCATCTTAATTCACCTAAACTACCAGAAATTGCAAAATCAAAATCACCTTGATTATAAACAGTGTCTATTTTTCCATATTGGTTAATATATCCAAAATTATTGTCATGAACAATATCACAAATCGTTAATTGTCTTTGAGCAGTGAATCTCTTATCTTTAACATAAAGGAAATACTTTAATGCCCGTCTTTCTGCTAAAGTCCAAGAAGCAACAGTTGTAAATCTAGTAGATCTTGGATTACTATTAAATGTTCCACTAAAATCATCAATTGAAACTGCTCTGTTACCAATAGATTCTTGGAAATCTTGTAAAATTCTACTTGAGAAGGTTATTTCATTAGAAACGGTATCAGAACCAATAGTTAAATTATTTTCAGATGCTAAATCAAAATCAAAAACAGTATGCATATTTACAGATGACTGTAAATCATTAACAACCGTATAACCAGTTAATTCAGTAGATAATCCAACTACTAGAGAATCTTTTTGGTCAGGTGTTGATTCTAATTGATAATCACTAAATTTCTTAAATCCAAGGGTGTGGTTTAAGGTAGATACAGGATCATCCCAAACTTGCATATCCACTCTAGAACTTAATGAGTAGGATAAATTTTGATAATAATCACTATCTTGGAATCTTTGTAGAGTTCTATTAAAGAATCCTGATTCCGTCTCCCAACCACCTTCTACTCTTGCAGTAGCATCTAATTTAAGATATGCATCAAATGATTTTATTGATGTAGCAGTTCCTTGAGTTCCAGAAGCACTTCCAATTATAATATCATTAACAACAAAATCTTTTTGAGCAGAAACTCTTAAAATACCTGTATTTGGTTCCCAATATTGAACTTCACCTGTAGTGCTACTGATAGATCCAGTAACAGTTTCTCCTGGAACATAATCATTAGATTTTGTAAGATTAACAGTAAATCTTGGGAAAGTCTTTTGAGCAACAATTCTTCCTGCAGAATTGACAAAATCATAAGTTCCTGGTGTCAATTCAGGAGCTAAATCTCCAAAGAAGTCAGTAAGATTATAAGTAACACTTCCAATACCACCTAGATTTTCATCAACTTCAGTAAGATCAAAAAGTTTATAATCATATTCTGATGAATTATATCCTCTTGCTGTTGTTCCCAAACCAACACTAATACCTTCAACAAATACTTTATCACCAACTTCAAATGGGAAACTATTAGCAGTGCTAAATCCAGTAGCAAGAGTAACAGTTACATTTTTACTAACAGTATTAAATCCAACAGTAGCAATACCAACACCATTAGAGTTCTTAGTTGGAATAACATCAGGTGGAGTATCATGAATACCAGATGTATTCTTTAAAATTTCTACATTAGGATTGCCCAATTCATATTTTAAATCAAGATCAAAAACTGGTTTATTTGTAAATCCATCAATAACTATTAGATCTGGTGAAGAAATATAACCATTACCAAATGAAGTAACTCCAACTGATTCTACAGACTTAAGAGCATCAAGTTGAATTACTTGAGGTAATGAAGCACTAGGCATCAAAGTAGGATCAGATGGGAAATTATATCCTATCTCTCTTAATTTTACAGTCCTGATTTTTCCTATGGATGTGCTTATACCTTCAACAATAGCATCACTTCCATCTACACTATTAATTGTATTGATACCTGGAAGTGCATAATAATTATTTCCTGGATTTTTTATTTCAAAATTAGATATTGCACCAGAAGCACTTACACTATCAGTTTCATAACTTAAATCAGACAATGATCCATAAGAATCTTTTTCTGGGAGAACTGGTAAAGTATATCTAAACTGATTAGTAGCAGCTATGCTAACTTTTTGTTTACCATTATATAAACTATCAACCATTGTTACTTGATTAGCAGAAACAACTTCTTTATCTACAGTAACTTCTTTTTTAACATCAGGAAGATTGCTATCATAAATTGGATCCAATTTATAATACAATTCATTAGGAATATCTTTTGTTACTGTTAAAGTAACATTAGCATTAGTTGTTATTCCAGGTGCTCCATTTCTTACAACATTAAAATCTTTAGTTAATGTAGAAGTATCCCAAATTTTAGTAAAGTTTTGATCTCTATAAAAAGTTAATTTAAAAGCTGAATAATCTGTTGATTGATTAACATATGATAAAGAAGAATCAGATACGTCAAATACTGCAGTACAATCTTTATATAATTTAATTGGAGGATTTATTGGATTAATTATTCCACCATCACCAGCACTGGTAATCCCAACTATTGATGGTATTTTTTCAGTAGAATCATATTGTGTGTTTGATAATTTTATTGTATCATCATCAACTTTAACAATATAATATGTTCCATTATCAACTAAACCACCAGGTATAGCAGATGCTACTCCTACAGTATGAATAATTTTATCTCCTGTGCTATAACCATGATTCGTTATTGTTATAGCATTAGTTGTAGTGTTTACTCCTGCCGATGTAAATGATTTTGGATCAATTAATATCTTTCTATTATAATCATTATACTTAACAACAATATTTGTAGATATACCTGGACTTACATTCATATAAACATGATCATTATTTAATAGTCCATGAGTATCTCCTGTAGAAACAGTTACTCTAACTCTATTAACCTCTCCTGTAATTACCTCGTAATTTGTTTTAAGACTATGGTATACTCCAGTTCCTATTCCTGCAAAGAAGAACGTTGTAGAGTCTCTCTGTGTGCTTGCAATGCCCACAAAAGTACCCGTAGTACCTAAACCTACCCTACAAGTGGATAAACCAATTATGTTAGCATCTTTAACTGCAGCAAAAAGAGTTTGACCATCAACCAATGTTTTTATTCCTGTTCCAGCTTTACCATCTTCCCAAATAGTAATAGCTGCTCCATTACCAGGAGAATATGTTAACTTGTCACCAGTTTTTAAATCATGATTAGGAAGATACATCTCCTTTGGATAAACAAATAATTCAGTTAAACCAACACCAGGATTAGAGAATACAAGAGTGCTTCCCATTCCAACAGCAGAGAGAGTTCCTACACCAACAGATTCTTTAGGTTCAAAATAAATTTGATGATTTTGACGATATTCATAATCTGTAGTAACTCCAGGATTAACCGTAAGTTTTCTAGGATCTTCAAGAAGTTCAGTCGTAATAGTATGAGAAACTCCTGTTACACCATTAACTGCTCTAAGAACTCTAATTCTTGATAAATGTGCTTCTACATTTAATACTTTTACTTGTTCTGTTCCTATTCCAAGAATGTCATTAGATCTAATAATTGGGAATGTTAAATCTCCCCAAACACTTAAGTGTGTAACTACTCCAGTAACACCATCAGTTCCAATAGCAACTGCAGTAGTTCCTACTCCTGCTAAGAATAACTTATTAGAAGTAATACCAACATTATATGTACCTTCAATATTTGAAGAAGTAGTTGATAATCCAGTAACATTAACTATATCATTATTAGTCCAATTATATGGTTCAGATGATAAAACTGTATATTGACCTTGTTGTGGACCTGGATAAAACTCCACATTAGTTACTGTGCTAGTAGCAACACTTACACTACTGACAGATTTACCTACTATCTTTGAAACATTAGCAGCAGCTTTACTTCCACTCGTCCCTTCATTATTAAATATTATTTTATCACCAACTTTATAATTTTTTCCACCAGTAGTAATTCCAATACTTTCAATATGTCCTGGTTTAGTTCCTTTAATATCTAAAGTTTGAGATAAATTATCTGGTATAGAAATATAAGGATATGTAATATCACCCTCAATCAAATTATAAGGTGCAGTATTTCTATACCAATCAAGATCCTCAGTTATTATATAATCATCTTGATTTGAATACTGTGTAAAATTAAATTCTTCAGGAGTTGACTGATAATTATCTCCTAATAGATATGGGAATACAGGTAATTTATAACTATTAAATTGTCCTCCCTGTTCAGCACCACTATCATTAATAGTCGCAAAATATGCATAAACACCATTAGGGAATTGTGGAGTTATACAGAATCTTCCATTATTCTCATCTAATACAGTTTCATCAGTTACTTCTTTAAATGTATAATCCTCAACAAAGAAACCTGGTCCAAAAACAGTTAAAGGAGGTCTATTTAATTTGGAAGCTGCCTCTTCAACATACCCAGATTTCATTTGGGTTACAGAACCACCTTCTTTTTTAACATATCCATAAGGACCATATATTGGATTACCATCATATGCCCATCCAATAATTGGAGAATGGTCTGTAGATTCGATTTCTTGACCATTAACCCTCTTTAAATCTGGTTGTCCATATAGAGATGTTCCTTCTTGATTAGTTGCATAAAGAGATTCTCTAAGTTTTCTGGGAGCATATAAATGTGTATATTGCAAACCAAAATCTTTATTTAATCCATTTACCAAAATTCCATCATCAGAAGTTACCTGTTCACCTTGATAATACTTTTCAAATAAATTTACAGTCCATTGTTGAATATTAGAACGAAGTTTTACGTCAGATCCTGGTGAAATAACATCTATTGTTGTATCTTCTTTTGTATATCCAGATCCAGCTTTAATAACTTTAACTTCCTCTAAAAGATATTTGGCACTTGTTCCAATTCCTACAGTTTTTAAAACAGGAGTAATTACACAACCTACTCCATCACCATTTATTGATAAAATTGGAGGAGCAATATAATCTTGACCTTTATTTTCTACAATAACTTCAGTTATTTTTCCTCCATGTACAATAGGTTGTACTTGACCATCAACCCCAGAAGATAGAGTTACATCGGGTTCTCTATTAAAATTGATAATTTCGGATGAACCATAACCCACACCATTATCTGCTAAATGGATTGATGTTACTTCTCCTCTAAATATTGGTTGAATTTTAGCTTCAAAAGTTTCTTTTCCTACTGATGTTACTCCAACTTCTCCATTTAAAGTTACACTAATAGGTGGATAATTAAATTGATGAGTTCCTACACCAATATAAGTGAAATCAAGATGTTGTTTTGTTCTATAATAAAAATCTTTAGTAGTGGTTCCAACACCAACACTTGCTAATTTAAAATTATCTTTATCAACAAAACAAACATAATAATCTGTAGCAGTTGTTAATCCAGTAATAGGAGTTCCTGTACATGTATAATTTACAATTTCTCCATCTTTATAATCATGATTTACAATTTTTATTTGGTTTAAAGATGTGGTAATACCTGCAGGTTGAACTGTTCTCTTTTTATTCTCATATCCACTTCCACCTGAAATTACATTAATAGATTCAATTAATGATTTTGTTTTATAAGATCTTATATGTTGTACTCCATCACCACGAGAAGTAAGTTCAACTGTATTAATTCCTGCAAGAGCACCAGCCTCATCAGTATGAAGTCTTATCGTAGTTCCACCAGATCCAACAACAGAAGCAAAATACGTTGCATTTGTAGTTAATCCCCCAATAGAATCTTGATTATCAGTAATATAAAGTACCTGTTCACCATTTGCAAATTTATGATAAGTTGAAAATCCAATTGTAGAAGATAAAGTCCCTGTAGTTCCAAGTCCCACCTTACTTGAAGATGAGAAGAAGGGAATAGAATGAACTACTTCTTGCATGTTTATAGAAACATCTGCACCTTCACCATTTCCTCCAGTTATTGATATGGTTGGTTTACTTTGATAACCAAATCCTGGATCTATAATTCTAATTTCTCTTAAAGAACCAGAAACAGCAACAAATCCTGTAGCACCTGTTCCAACAGAATCTGTGATCTTAGTAATAGGAGGACTAATTACATCATAACCACTACCAGGAGCAAGAACATCAATACTTTCTAATTTTCCATAATAAACTTTATCATAAGATTTATAATTTAAAATTTCTACACCATTAACTAATATACCAGTACTACCTGGAGTAGTTTCATATACAGTTCCTGTATTAACAGGAGGATTGATAGATCTTACTAATTTTTGTGATTGTAAAGTTTCACCGTTAAAACTAAAAGGTTCAATTCTATTATCAGTTGCTATACCCGAACTTTTACCAATATTATCAATATTTACATAATTGCCATTGTAAAGATCAGGAGTACTTTTTGCTAGTTTAATATTATTTTCATCTACTCTTTCAACGAAATAAAGACCTTCATCAAATAAGAATGATTTAACAACAAAATTATCTAACTTAGTCCCACTGGTAGGGTCTACATAGACATCATTCACTATCTGTGGTGTATAGTAAATAGCATCCCCTGTATAGAATCCATGATCAAAAATAGGAACTCCAACAGGTGTAGTAGCATCCGCAATTATATTAAAAGTATCTCCACTAAAATTACCATTAAATACAATTCTTTTAGCATTAACACCTAAAGATGAAGAATCATATGAAGGAATAGATGGAGATGTAACTAATATTTTTTCTGTCTTTTTCTGCTTATAAACATTTTGAACATCACTAGAATATACAGAAGCTTCAGGGAAGTTAATTGGGTTTGCTTTTGAAAGTTTTCTTTCAATTATATAAGGATTGTTCTCCAAATAATCAGTAACATCAATTTCTCCCTGTTCTTTCAAAATAAAAGATCTTGAAGAAGTTATTTGACTTATAGTTGAAGAAGGTAAAGAAGTTTTTTCACCAGAAGAACGAGAAAGAACAGCTCTATCACCTACTTTAAATTGATGATCAACATCAGTAAAGACTTCATAAGTAAAATCTGAAACGTCTATTAATCCTATTTGTTTCACTTTATAAGTTGGTGAAACATTATAGAACCAACCTTTCATTTTATAATCAGTATCACCGATACCTAAAGTTTTAATTTTTATATCATCACCATTTCCATAAAGACAACTTGCATTATCATATTCAAGAGAATTAATAACAGAAGTAATTCTTACCTCAATAGTTTCATCTGGATCAAGAACTGAAGATCCATATGCAAAACTATTAATACCAACAGTTGTTGCTGATGTAATCGTTTTAGCTATTCCAGTTAATCCAAAAAATTGAGTTAAATTTTTAGAAGTATATGAACTTATTCCTACTGTATTATCAATATATCTAAAATGCAGTTCACCTTGAGTAGAAAATCCAACAGTGGAATCAACATCAAAAATAGTAGACCCTACTGATACTCCACCAACTATTTTGGTTCTAGGAGAAACAGAGAATGTACCATAAGTTGCACCCTCAACCCTTGAATCTCTGTTATATCCAGCATCTACACTAAACTTATAATAGGTCTCACCAACACCCACTGGAATCTTTTCTACGTGCGTTATAGGGGCATATGCTTTCTCAATACCAGCATCCTTATATTCATCTTGGAATAAAGTAGATAACTCTAAATCAAGAGGATTTCCATTAACAGGTTGTACTACAAAATCTTTAGTAATCTTATAGTTAGCATTTGATGGAGTAAAAAGAAAATCACGGGGTCTTATAATATTAACATTTTCATTATATAAAGCTTTGAATAAAATTTCAAAACCTCTATCAGTTCCTTTACTCAAATAAAAATCTTTTGACTGTTTTATAAAGACTTGTTGATCCAAATCAGAAGTAAGTTGCCTACCTTCTAAACCTGGTGTAATTTGATATTTTGTTTTCTTTAAAAACTCTTTAAGAAAAAGACAACTTAGATTTTCTATTGTAGATCCTTTAGGATGTTCATCTGCATCGGTAGATTCAAATACCAATTCCTCAGAATTAGTAGGACTTCTATAAGAAGTAATACCACTAAATCCCCTAACACATCCAGTAAATCCAAAAGTGGTTATTCCAGTATATGTAATAATTTCATCATTAATTTTCAACAATCCATAGGAATCTGGAAATCCAAGAGTTCCTGTAGGAAAGTTTTGCATATCAACATCAATAGCATCACTAGTAATCCCAACAGTTGCACCCAATCCTACAGAATAAGTGAGATTAGTAAGATTATCTATTTTTACATAATCATCAATATTGGAAATTAAATCAATAGGACCACCTTGGTATTCCTGTCCTTGATAATAAGATTTTAAAAATTCAGCAACTAATGGGTATTCATTCTGCACATATTGAGGCAGTTGATTCTGAACAATGTTGTTAAACTGTACTTTTTTTGTTGTCATTTTATATTCTTTCTATCTTAGTAGGATGAAGCACCAGATGTTGATGCGGATGTTGATGTAGATGGTGATGTAGATGGTGTAGAAGCACCAGCAACGGTTGTCTGAGTATCAGCATTACGACCACCAGAACGAACTAAATTGCCATTAGCATAACTTGAAGATGTGATATAGTTAGAACCTGATGGATCTAAACCAGAAGCAATTTCATCCACAACCGTATTAAAAGAACTATTGTTAATATCTAGTTGCAAATAAAGATCTTGTAATCCAATAACATCATTTGAAAGAGGACATACAGAAATCTCAATAACGGTTTGACCATCTTTTTGCATTCCAGATTGAATATTAATTGGATTAATAGTAATTATCCCTTCTTTATAATTGATAGATCCTACGTTTCTTTTAATAATAGTGGGAGATTGGGATGCTATTGAAGGTACTGTAAACAAAAATAATGATCCACTTATCCTATTTGTATTGGGAATATCAGAAATATAAACATCATCCATTATTCCAGCTACTCTAAACGCAGAAGATTTGATATTATATCCACTCATACTCTTAATATGGAATTCATTTCCAAAACCAATTTGATATTCAGCAAAAGCATTTAATACTGCTCTTATATCTCTTCTTATATAAATCGTCGTAATATTAGATGTTATGGATTCATTACTTTGGTCAATAATATTCAAAAACTTACTATATTTAAATCTAGCACCATATTTGTTCATTTCAGAAGATTCAGCATACTTAGTGGCATTATTTTGAACCACGGAAGAAACATATGCAGCAGATGGAGCACGATTGGTGTTATAATAGATGTTTGAATTGACTTCAATGTAAAGATACTTCAAATCAAGCAATTCTGGTATAATTCCTGCTACAGCATACTTCTTTAATTTCAATTTAATCTGTTCTTTGATCAAATTAGGTAAAAAATCACCAGTTTTGGGTTTAATGCTAATAAAAACTTTTCCATATTGAGGTGGAACTAGATCTTCACCTCCAAAAACGGAAATTGACTCTGTTTCGGGATAAATTCTTGATGGAATTAAAGATTCATAGTCATTTGAGGTTACTGCTCTATTTTGAGACGAATAAATCCTTGGAGCAAACTTTCTAACTGACTCTACAGACTCAATTGTCTCTCCACCCGATGCAGGTATTCCAGTTGTCATCAAAGAGATGCCAGATGTGATTGTATAACTCTGAGCATTACGTGTATATTGAATTCTTCCCGAAAAATTGAAAGTATTTAATCCATTTGCAGAATCTCCACTAGATGTAATATAATCTATGGTAATAAAGTTACCATCTTCAAGTTCTTTTCCAAAAATACCGTCACCAAAGAATATTTGATATCTTTCATCTTCAATTTCTTGCAAATAATAAACTTTTGAGTCAGATTTTACGTCAAAAAGACTATTTTGAGAACTATATTTTGTTTCTGTTGTAGATGCTTCGTTTGGTCGTACCGAAACAGTGATTAAATCAGTATCAACTCCAATATTTGGTAAAATAAACTTCTGATTTGGAACTCTTGATGAATATGTAAAGGTTTGTGTCAATAATGTACCTTCAAAAACCTCAACATCGTTAAATTCTGCAATTCCGTTAAAAACTGGAACCGTAATATCACTTAAAATTGAAAAAACGAAGGATGAACCACCAAAAGATCCTTGTGAAGCTGCCACAGGACCCTTTTTAAGAGTCAAAGATGCAGGTGAAGGTGTAATTCCCTCAGTATTCACAAAGAAGGACACTGTTGCCCTTGCTGCTTGCCTTGGACGGGGTACATAACCAATGTTTCTTGCTAAAGATATGACATTTTCTCTTAAAGTTGCTGTATCAATGAACACTTCATTAGTGATCATGTTAGCATTATATGAAGTAATGTAAGTATTATATGCCAGAACATCTAAAATCGTCGAAAAGTTAGATCCCTCGAAGTCATAATCAGTAAAATTCGAGTTAGATTTAAGATATTCTTGTAAAGTTGATTTAACTTGGCCAAAATCCAAGTTAGAAAAGTTAGCTAATGGCATTTTTACCTACTTGACTGCAATACGAATTGTAATTCTTGTGCTGGAATGTCTCTTCCTATGATCAAATACCTTATAGTTAGGTCATAACTGTTATTTTCATAGTTTGGTGATGCTTGTACATCCAATAATTTAACTCTTTCCTCATAATTTTCAATGGATTGAGTAATTTCATCCACAATTATAGTAGAAGTAATGTCATCTATGTTTTCAAAAAGGGATTCAGTGATGCGAGAACCAAAGGATGCATTAAAAAACTTCTCTCCAGGCAATGTAAAGACAATATTCCGAATAGAACGAGCAATTGCATTCTCATTTTTGAGTGCAATAAGGTCATCATTCAGGGGATTTGCCTGAAATGTCATACTAATGTCCTTAAATCCTTGACTAACTCGTTCTAGTGGCACTCTAATACACCAATTATTGTTTATTTATTAAGGATTGTATACTCCTATTCTGTAAGAGTCATTGAATC